ACCCACAATGGTGCTGCCCTCCATACCCCCATACCCATGCCTTGTACGATACTGACACTCATAGCCAGACAACTAGAAGTCATCTATATCAGGATTGGTCTTTCAGTAAAAGAGCAAATGGTCAGATGTCGCCAGTCAGCAATCAGAGCAACTTGGGTTCCCCTCTTCTCTGCAATTTTTGTCTTTGAGCTTTTTTTACAAGCTTCAAGGTTCCCGAAGCCTTCATGTGATCCCTATCATCCTTATGTGCTGCCCTCTCAGGAAAATTCTTTTGTTTCCTTATTTCTATCTTTTAGCTTTTTGCCAGGTCCTTCTCTCTTTTTCTCTTAGATCTCTTTTAATGCTCTTTGATCTTCAGTTATTGCTCCTAATTTTATATGTATATATGTTTTTTTTGTTTTTTTAGTTTTTTGTTTTTCTCTGATACTATTTTAGAAATCAAGTGCTATTCATCAATTATCCCCCCGAAATCGATTTCTTCGACGGCAGCTTGTTCCATCTCCCATCTTATACACTCCAATGGATCTACGTCTAAGGTATCGTTATCCCAAGTGGCTACTGCCAAGTGATTGTACCCTTCCGAGAAGCCGAGTTCATATTTTTCTCTTACCAGCCACTCTAACCTTTGAGTGATTCTATCAATACCAGAGCTCCACAATAAGCCCCCCAAGTATCTCACCATAGAATGAACAGGCTTTTTGAGTTCCTTTGGGGTTATAGTTACAGGAGTGGACTCACCTGACCAGGCTCTGACCACAATTGGCTTGATATTCCCTTTATCATTGCCCAAAACAACATCCACCCCATTCTTGTAAAGTTCCAAGAACAAGCAGTAATCATGCGGATGAGAAATGGCTGACACCAAGCATGAGGCACCGATAGCAGTCCCTATTAGCCCGATCAGCTCCGATCGCTTTAAGCTGGCTCTCAATCTCCCAGCATGTGAAGTTGCCCTGATAACAGAATTGTTCATAGATGATATGAACTTGGATCCTAAGTAGTGCAACAGCAATTCACAGAACCCCATGTCTCCGTGCTCTTTTGCTTTCCTCTCTACTCGTGACAGCTCTTGCGGTCTTATCTTAGTGTACCTGCTAATGTGCCGTCGTAGGCTTAGCATCCGCCGGACAGCTCGGAGTCTATCGTCTTTTTCAAGATGAGGGAAAACCCAGCTGTGGAACGCTGTTAATTGGAGCTGAGGGTGAGCGTTGAATTCAGCTCTAGTCCACATGAGATATGTATCTTTTGGTGCATACCTCATATCGTTTCTTTCTACAATTCGAGTGTACCACAAGTACACCTCAAACTTCCCCCAGTTGCTGTAAGGGGCTCTCAAGTACATCACATTGTGTGAATGCAAGTGCGCATTGACCAAGCTCTGGACGTCCTGCATCCTTGACAAGTGGGCTTTGATTATGACGTGAGACCGCTGGCCGCATACCTTGAGGAGGTTGCTCAAGATTTCTGACCTCTTGATAGAATCATAGCTCTCTGCATCGCACACCAGCAGGTCTGGGTCAAAGCATTTCTTCATCCAGTATTTCGTTACCTCGGAAGGCCACCTCTCTGAGGACAAGTCTGAAGGCAGTGTTAAGACTTCTCCGAGATTGATCACCCTTCCCCAATCACTTGGAGAGTCTAGCACACAAGCGGGGTAATTTGTGAACTCCCCTTGATCGCCGTAGTTGGACATTTCAGATAGGGAATTGAAAAAGAACTCAGCTGTAGGGTAGAGACCCAATAGTGCCCTCAAAAATCCCCCATTACCATCTCCGACCACTGCAACATTTTTTGGTTGAAGCTGGATAGTTTTCAAGACAGACAGAATCTTGATTGAACCGTTAGCAGACATTAAGATGGGGCGGAATAGATGCATGATAGGGGTTTGTGTCACCTCAGGCTCTCCCTCCTCTTCCAAGTAAGAAGATTCAGGCCCTTTTGTTGTTGATGCTGTGTTCCATATACAGTATGCCCCTCTGACGGTATCAAGTGAAATAGCAGGTATGCTTCCCGGGAGAATATGATCTACGTCTTGACCCCTTTTTGTTAGTGTTTTGAAGTCAATGTCAAGCACGCAGCACAAGGTTGATGTGTTTTCGTGAAGCATATCTACAAGCCTGCTCCAGACTCCTTCGCTTTCTTCGAATGCTTGGCTTGCTATAACAGATGTTTTCATCTCAGTGGTCAGCCCTGCAAGTGCTTTTAGTGGTCCCGTGTTGGCTCCTTTGAAGAAGCCGGCATAGCACATCATGCAGGCGATTAAATATGCCGGAGTTCCACCTCCTGTCATGTCTCTCGGGAGAGCTATCACTCCCTTCGGGAATTCTGGTAGTGAGAATTCTTTTCCATGGGAGACACACTGCTCGAATAATGACTGTCCTGCTGCGCTTGAAAGTTCCATAGGCGATATCGGAAATCCTGCGCTGAGCGCAATCTGCTCTTTAGCCAACTCGACAATGATGTCCGTGTTGCTCAGCATCCCTCCCAGCATTGTTGGGTTATGCAGGTTCCAGTGATCTGCTGCTTGCTTTCTAAGTATGTGCTGACAAGCCTCACAGCAGTCATGCTCCTCTGACTCATTGATGTGCCGGAATGCAAGCATAGCAAAAGTCCAGAATACAATCTTGCTCTTAAGTACCTTCCACGAGCACTTGTAACCTGCATACACCGGGATGGCAGTTCGTATCCCCAGAGTCCATCTTCCTTGAGGATTTGTTTTTGTTACTGCTATGATTGCTGCAACATTGGATATAGCATCTGATATCTCCTCACCCGAGAGGGTGTCAACAGAGACTGTACTGTATGCAGGAACGATGTTGACAATAGTCTTGATTTGATCAGGCTTTACTTTGAACGGATCAATGTCAACATAGAGATTCTCCGGCAACGTTAAGAAATCATTCGGGAGGCGAGGTGATAAAAACATTGAATAAAGCGGGACTACCGGGTTTGAAAGCTCCATTGAAACATCTGGACATGGTATCATGCATTCTTCGCATTTAGGGTGAAGGTGGGCAGTCGGAGACCCATTATCTCCTCTCCTTACTAGCTCCCCAATAATGCTTGTGAAATACACGAATAGCCCTTGGAACAAAACCATATAGTTGTCCTCCCCGCGCTTCAACCTCACTAGGTCGTTTGTACTGAACGCAATATGAGTGGCAGTGTTATAGTTGGTGGCTGACATTGCTCCAGAAGACACTCTAGGATCTGAGAACCTATGTCCCAAACTCCCGGACTCTGTGATTCTACAAACTGCATCGCTCGGAATCACTAATCCAGTCAATTGTGTGAGCATTTCTTTTATTGCGTGATGCAAGTGCGAACCCTTTTGATATGCCCAACCACATGCATTTATTAGCTCTACAAGTCTCTTTGCAATAGAAGATGATGTTTCGAGCTCTAGCCATGATTGGACAGAGGACCGCTCACTAGTTCGACCACCTAAGTAAGGATTCATAGGTCCGGCTGATCGCGGAGAGGTGTCTCCATAGATCATTCTTTCATTCAAGCTAACTTTCACAGTTTCTTCGGCAAAATCATTCATCCAAGCAAGGCTTTCCTTGAAGCACCCGCTTGTCATTGGCCACTCTAAGTAAAACTGCTCTGCAGGGTGAGGCACTGTGACTCCCCAAATTTGGCCTCCCCAACTTTTCGACCTATAGCTGTCAGCCAATTTGCTAGAACAACCCCAATGCTCCAGAGCAGACAGTTTGAGAACTGTTAGATACGTTGTTATCAACTCAACTTCGCTTTCTACTAGTTTCTTTCCCAGCTGCCCTGCACCCTCTCTGAGAGCAATTCTGGCAACAGTTTTAGTCCCGAGGAATTTTCCAACAATTGTTTCTGCCACTCCTATGGGGGTGGCACTGTACAGAGAAGAAGCAAATCGGGGGAAGAATGGCTGTAGGGATGCACACATCTTCAAGAATGGCGGTCGCATATCTTGCTTCATCGACAGCGCCTGATACACAAGCTGATTGTTGACCAGCGTGTCCATGTTCTGTGTGATCTTCTCTTCAACAAACCGCCGCAGTACATTTACAGGACGAGTAGAGGATGGCAGATTGATCGACATGGGTGCTTCTAGAAGGAGTTCTACTGAGCCTGACTTGATGGGAAGGCCTCCATAAGAAGAGAAAATGGTCTTTAGCTCAGGTGTTTCTGCCTTGCTTAACCCCACTTTTGCGAATGATAGGCCCTCTGTGACAGGATCAGGAAACTGCCTGATCATATACTTTAAAATGGATGCTCCTCCAAGACCTCCAAGAGATGAATCTCGCGTCAGGAGGTCTAGTCCGAGAGCCGATTGCTGCTTATTGCTTGCTGGTGCCCAGTCTCTTGCTACAGAAATGATGATAGAGTCCTTGGTTGTGGGCGCTCGTACCTTGGTAATGTCTCGAACAGCAGTTGTTCCGAATAAAGCCCGTCTGAATGTGAAGATCATAGGCTCCATGGACAAGGGGTTGTATTCGAAGAAGTCGTGGAGCAGGAAGAAGCCATAAAAGATAGCAAACATGTAAATTGGGACAGCGTATGATGATTGGATACAGCCGGCAATGCATGACGTGTGCAGAGAAGAGATGCTATTTGAGATGCTAGGAGTGAGGTCATTTGATATTGCAAAGATCCTGCAGAGTTTCTTAAGCACCATTCCTCTTGCCGATCCGTCGATCACAGGGAACTTCCCGTAGTAAACCATCCTCGAGGATATCCATGTCTCTTCTGGCTTAATTCTTAATCCGATGCTCTTAGACAATTCAGAGAACACAGACAAGAAGTGAGTTGTCATTTTCGAATGCCTATGCCTCTCGAGAGCAAGCGATGAAGTATTCGATGAGCTGGCAAGAGGGTACTCAAGTATGATTACCTGGTTATCTCCTTGAATTAGCACTTTCCCATGCAGACCAGTGAGTCTCATCACGTGCCGTATTAGCAAAGCCCCTACGACACTCCATCCCTTCTGTCTTAGCCCTTCAAAGCCTCCTTTGTGTCCGGTCCAACACCACGGCCAGTTGTCTGTCAGACCGATAGGGAACATATCTATTCTCCCAGCATAGCCGACGAAGCACCTAGAGAAGAAGTTATGAGTCCTTGATATGACATTTGACCACCCGAAGGCTCTGTCCATAATCTGGAAAACCGGAGCTGTAGACTCTTCTCTCTGGAAGTTGTTCCATTTTTCGAAATCTACATGAATCATGTGATGTGTAGACTTCTCTTGACTCACAGTGCGTACCGCACCTTTGAAAGTCTTCCACAGGTCAATTTGCCCCTGCATCATTGTAATTTCAGGGAGTACAGGCAGAATGTGCTTTGCAATTAGGTATTCGGTTGCTGTAAAGTAAGTCCTCAATTTGTACGTCATTAGGGAAAAGAACCGCCCCTTTACCTTGAGCTCTCGCTCTTTTTCTCGCAATAGGATGACTAAGTCGTCGTTGCTTAAACCATTTTCTGTGCTGTCTATAGAGTCCAAAAATTTGTTCACATCGATCTCTGCATAGCTGAGAGTTGATTGAAGCACCCTCCGTGAAGGACTCAGCAGCAGATTCTTTTTGAGGCACATAGTTGACAGGGCGGATCGTCCAACTGAGTGAGACTTGTCTGAAATTAGGCTGAGGATTGGAATTTCTTGATTTTTGTCGAATAAGCTGTCATATGTTACGAAAAACCAGCTGTTCCTGACTTGACTAGCAGAGGTAGGGCCAGGGAATTGATTAGTTGATACCCACTTGTTGAACAGGTCTTTGGCTATCTCTGGCGCCGCTTCATATCTCACTCCCGGGGGCCACCTGCCATGCTCTTCAAAATAACTCCTCAACAACAAATAGTTGAGATCAGCAGCTAGTGATATCATGAGCCTTTCATTCGTAGGAAGCTGGGCAGTTGCGTTCTCTCGGACTGCAGTGAGACCTCCAACAGGATTGATGATTGGGTGGCCCCAGTGTCTGTAGCATCCTGCCATCTCTATGGCAACTTCAGGGGTTACTATCTCCCCTATATGGATGATTTTTCTCATAGCAGATGACGATGATTCTAGATGGCAAGCTGAAAGCCCTTCTTTCGTGATAAACTCGTAGAATTTGTCACCTGTAGGGGAAATTGACTCGTCTTCTAGTTGCTTATGTGCAGAACCGACCATGATGCTTTCTATTGTCTTGATTGCATTGTACCCTTCGTTTCCTTCTGTGGCGAGGATGATGTCACCCATTCGGTACATTTTGATCAAGTGCTTTGGCTGAGGCAAAGGGATTCCTCCGAAGGCGTTTTGACAGTTACACAAGAAGAGTGAAATCCAGCGCTGCAAATACAGGTCCTTTTCACACAGCAATAGTGATTTTCTGAACAATCTGGGAGGCTGGTTGGCAAGCTCCAGCAGACACCAGTATGCGCCTACAGTTAGCTTTCCCAAGCGTTCTCTTTTAGTTAACAACTTGTGAGTTATGACTTCCACTCCATTTATAGCGCGGACTCCCCATCCTGCTTTAGCAATGATGCTGTTTTGAAATTCTGATTGGTTGCCTCTCTCTTTATGATTAGACCATAAGAGAGCTGCTGAGAGTATTCGGTATTTTGTCCAGTTGTCAATAATGGCGTCTGATTGGTACTGCGCCACAAAAACGTTCCAAATGTCCTGAAGCGCACTGGGATGCTGATTTTCTCCCCACTGGTCATGCAGCCTTGAGAAGAGACCTTCACACACGTTATTGAAGTCGGATGCTATCTCTGGGTGGATTGTGGATGATTGGTATTCTTCAGCCATGAGCCTCATAATATCCTTGGCTTCGATCCAATTCAATCTCATATAAGCGAGCCATTTGATACACCCTACTCCTGAGATTGCCCCAGTGAGTGACAGTGACCTGAGCTCTATCAACTCAGGGCGGCGAGAGATTGTGAATTCGTCTGGCTGCGGAATGGCTGGATAGTCACTGGTTTCCTTGTCTGGACGGCAAAAGCACAACTCCTCTCTAAGGATAAGGGGGCTGTGCAGCACAGAGTCCGGAATGCGATCAAAAAGGAACGATTTTTCCATGTTTGTATAACACAGATAGTGTTAGTTTTTTTGTTTTTGAGAGATAATTTGCGGTTATATTTAGGCTGTTATGTGAGAAATCACTGAGTCAAAGCAGTTCACAAACATAAGACAAGAGAGGATGAAGAAATCAAAGTAGGTTGTTAGAGATTAGACTAGCGAATGCTCTGCAATGAACATTTCATTTTCCAACATGTCCTTTTCTACTAACAGCATTCTGTAGCGCTGTGGTATGCTCAGCTCGCCCGTTGCCCCCGAGCTCGGTGTTACTTCGGTCACTTGGCCACTTAGGCGAAACTGTTCAAGCTCCCTTGTTAGTCTGGCAGATGTCGATTGTGCGCTACAAACTGCTGCTAAAGCATGGGACGCAAATTCGGAGACCTCATTACCTAAGTGATAGATGAGAACGCCTCGGATATCCGTTAAGTTGTTTACAGATGAAAAAAAGAAAATAATTGTAGCAAGACTAAAAGACAAGACTAGGGTGACAGTTAAGATGAGTGTGGCTGCATAATTGCCCACAAGAATCGGGTATGACTCAATGATAAGCGAGAAGTGATCAGGGTCGACCCCCGAAATCAGGGCGGAGGCGCCGTGCTGTGGACTCATCTATACGATGTCGTATCTTTGCAATCACAGCTGCTCTCCACGCTACTACAAATATTAGCAGTATAAGGAATATTATGACCGTAGCCAATGTAATTGGGTATAAAGGAGATGCCCACACTCCCTCTATAGCTGCGTCAGTCAACTCTTTAAAGTAATCGGAATCTGAGCACTTTTCTTCCATAAACACGAGGTAGTGTTAGTTTTTTTGTACCACCTAAAGGATCGACCTATTTAGTTATTACGCAGGTCCAGTATCGGGCAGCAAGACCCCATCTCCCCTAAATCGTTGTCTCCGTTCTACAGAATTCTTTATGCGAGCCTGAAGATACCGATGGCACCCCAACGCTATCGAAATATAGGCTAAAGTGCCGACCCATAGTATAACTTCGATAATTATAAGTGTTGTTACACTTGGATTCTGGCTTATGCTATTAGACACCCGCTCTCGTATCTCCTTCCTCAAATCTTGAGTTAAACAACTCATAGCTTGTGTTAGTTTTTTTGTTTTTTAATTTGATTAACTAAAAGCTATCAGAGAGAAGGTAACAATATCTTTCTTGTACATGATATGCAAGTTATCTGCGGCAGCACATTATTATCCCTACCACTACTGCTAAGGATAAAAGAGGCATCAGAATAGCAGTGATTTTACTGGCTAGGGACATAGAGCTCCACAGTGATGATGCCCCGGAATGAATGACCGGGTCTCCTGTTGAGTTGCTAGTAGGAATGATAATGGGCCCGTTCCCATCATCCCACAGAGGCGGCTGTTCTAAACTGGCTAAGTAATCCCCGAATGCAGCCGATATGTTTTCGAGAGCTGGAATGCTCCCCCAACCTGCCTTTGGGATTGGTTCTGCTAAGAGTTTGCCGTCCCTATCAGATATTACCTTCCACTCGCCTAGAAGGATAGAGACGGATGCGTTCGGATTAACCACGCAACCGCTCTTGACAGCAAAGTTTAACCCTCCATCCAGGCACCCAACTTCTCTCCCATTATTTACGACCATCCATATGTTTCCTTCTACATGCTCAAGATCTGTGTACTCTACTGATGGGCAAGGTGCTGCATACAGGAGCCCCTTCCTTGACACCAGACCGTATGACTCCGATCCTTTGTAACCCAAGCCTTCAAACAGCGTTATAGATGGGAGCCTCTTAGTTGCCAGTGCATTAAGGACGACTTCTTTTCTAGTCTGGCAGTGGAGCAGGTCCTGCCGCAACTGTTCAGAAGTCGAGGCAACCTGAGAATCAGGTAAGACAAACGGCATATACGGCCCCTTCCATTCTGTGCAGATCGGAGGCTTGACCTTATCACCAAATTGTAGCGTGCCTACGCTCACGCTAACGATGCGGCCGCTCATTAGCTGATAATACACATAACCCCCATGTAGAAAACCGCATGACGCGTCCAAGATGCTAGTTGTGACTCCTGGCAGGTGCACCTGATAAACTTTGTGCGTATCCCAATTGTACCTTGGCGTCAATTCCCCATTCATGGTGGTGAATCGAGGGTTATCCTCTTCTATTTTTGCTAAGACGAGACTATCCCCTGATCCTTTACATGGCGCCGATGGGGTGCAAGGGTCGTCCACAATAAAGGGGGCTCTTATTTGGTTCAAGAACCTATGGAATTTAGCTGTTCCTAAAGAGACTTGGTACACATCTCCCTGAACTTCACACGTAGACATCCAAGCATAGCAATAATCAGGAACACTCCCTCTTACAGCCGAAGTCACTTCTCCTGCGAAAATTGGTTCGCAATGAGACTCACATTCTTTAGGGTCAGGGGGTATCCTCCAGCGGTCTTCTAGCCTCTCTTTCACGTTGAAGAAGCTAGTCCAGGTCCATCGTTTGACCCTCATTGCTGAGCAAGAGCAGACGCGGATCATTGTCAGTACATACCCCGGGTCCACCACATTGAGCGTAACCGAGGACGTGTCAGACAGCTTACCCAGTACTCCCGTGCACTCCATCTCTTCGACATTCAGAGGTGAGAATGCAGACATAACTTCGCATAGTACTACCCGGTGGGGCGTAGAGCTTGACCTTAGCCTCGAGACTCGATATAGTTGCGGCCTTTGCACTTCTTGCAATGATTCACTAAGGACTACCAGTCGGCTTGGTGCAGGGGAGATCCCGGATCCGAATTTTGTATAAACGGAGTGATCATCTCCATTGGGTGTTCCTCGAAGCATTCTATGAGCTTTGCCATCCCCTTTCCTGAGGATTCGATGCACTACATCGGTCAGTGTCCTTGGGACCTTGCTCTCACAGACGGTGAACCAAGGCTCCACAACCTGACGCAGGTATTCAGACTCAGGCAACCCCACCTTAATCGGGGCTGAAGTTCCGGCAGCTGTAGTAGCAGCGGGCTTGGTAGCAGGCTGCTTAGTCGCAGGCACATCAGGTGGGGATGCTGCGCTTTGAGCCGGATCTCTCGATGACAGCTCAATCCTCAGACCCGTCTTATTTCTCAGCCTTTCCTCTGCATACTGTATGATCTTGGCGGCTCGTGCAATGTCAGCTGGCTCTGCTACTGCTCTTTGTCCTAGCATAACAAGGAGAACAATTAGATGATACATTATAACCTAGTTTAGGTTAGTTTTTTTGTAAAATCCAAACTGCAAGCGGTAATTACTTCTGCTTAATTGCCTTAGGAGCACGGCCCATCAGCAATAGCACGATGTTGTCGCTATACGTTTTGAAGCTGAAGTATTTGTCATCAAGGTAGATCAAGAACTTCCCTTTAGCTCTGCAGACTGCTAGTCCGGGGGTGAAGTCTGGCTTGAGCGCGTTGGTGTAAGACAAGTGAAACCACAAGGGGAGCGGGTATTGATGATTGGAGCCTATCGCGTCTTCGAATGTCAGCCTGTATGATCCAAAGTATGTCTTGTCATCAAACGTGGTCGAACAGAAATCCCCTGAATCATGCATGAACTCTCCTAGGCAACTAGACGGAAAGCATGAGGTGCTAAAACAATTACTGAAGATGTATCGGTAACACCCATCAGAAAACCTCCCCATTGGTCTAGTTGACAAGATCATCATTTGCAAGACCAGCTTTCTCATTGCAGACATTTCCATTCCGTCAAGAATGTCTGATATGACTGTGGCCACTTCCGGAAAATCAAGAGGCTCAGAGACTCCAGTTAAGTTAATAGACAGAACAACTTTCTTAGGCCTGGCTCCGCGCAGTGTTCCTCTAACTATGTTCTTTTGCTCAGGATATGTAGGATAAACCCAAGGCCTCATTGTGCGACTTGTTTTCTTTTTAGAAGATGAAGGGCTCTCTGAATAAATCGACGTATGGTCTTCCTCGCCCTCATGGATAATGTTGACATTCGATTGACCCAATTCGTCACCAATTCCAAGTACCTTATACTTAGATTTAGATGTCAAAGACATCTTTGATGCAAATTTCATCAGAGTATACCTAAAATTGCTCATATTCGCAGCTTGTGTTAGTTTTTTTGAAATGAAGATGAGATGAAGAACTACTTGTAAGCTAATATAGAGGCAAGACTACAACTACAGGGGGTTAGACTAATATTATTCATTTAAGAATTTAAACAGCGCACTTGCTCTTGCACGGACGCTGGGGTTGTCGCTGTCTTTTGCTCTTGTTGTCACAAACCAGCCAGGGGGAGGAACTTTCCCTCTCGCAGTGTTAGCCTTCACGACTAGTGCAGCCCTGATCCACTTGTCAATCCCTTCTCTGCCAGCAGTAGCAACTTGCAGCGCCTCCCAGAAGGCATTTCCATATGCTTCTCCTAGCCTTGTGAAGTATATTCCCATGGACCTTGGCATCTCTGCTTTTATCTTCATTGCCCAATTAGCTGTCAAAGCTGAGATGCTCTTGTAGTTTCTTAATGTCAAATGTTCACATAACAGCTGGGAAGCCTTCTGTCCATGTTGTGACACAACCTCTAAGAGATTCTTTAGCTGTTCTTTGGACAACTCCTTAGGCTTAAGGATATATGGCTCAGTGAACTTGTCCTCCAGCACACATGATGTAATGAAGTTGTCAAGCTCCGCCTCATTGGTGCGAAATTCCATAACGTCATCCGATCCTGGCAGATATACCCTTGATGGTTTCCCAGTCATCCAGCTTCTGGGGTCGGGTTCTTCTGCTCTAGGAGGGTGCGGTGCAGGATCTTCTTTGGTGGGCACTTGGCTATGGGGCCTAGCTTGACTGAATTTATTCACGCTTTCTTTTCGAGGTGCCGATGGAGGTGGAGGCGCGTGATCCTCTTTTGGTGACGGTTTTGTTTCCTCCCTCTTAAGGTAAGGATTTGTAATGAGTTGAGCAAAGTAGCTACCTAGCTGAAACCCAATAGTATCGGGGTCGCCAAACTTTGCAATGCCTTCCAGATGCGTGTCAAACCATTTGGCCTCCCAATTGAGGCCTCTTTCTTCTAGCCCTCTTCGTATCCCGCGTAACATCAGTCCGAACTCTTCGGTGAATTTCCCTTTCGCCTTCGGGGGGAGGGAGCTTTTGAGAGAACTCGGCAGTAATACTCCGGGTACAACTGGGAGGGGAGGGTACAGGCTGGTAATACCCTGCGATCCTGCTTCCAGGATGGCATGCGGCTCATCTGTCTGCATAGGCCTCGTTACTCCGGACTTTAGAGGTTTGATGGTAGAAGAAGCAACTCCTACAGAATCCATAACTGCCTCTGCTTGTGGGCTATGGGAGTGGCCTATTGCCGATCCAGCAGCCTCCGCGTGCTTGGGAGAGACTTCTGATTCCAAGGACGCTCGGAACTCTGCCCAGCTACTGTAATTTTTCACAGGGTGTTGATCAGATTGAAGGCTGCCTTCTTCTCTGGTGTCTTCATTCAAGCAGCAGCCTTCTTCGCTAACCCTTCTATTTCCTCCAACTATCTCGTTGGCGCACTCTACCTCTTCAGGATCATCGCCCTTGGTGGCTCCATCCGGTTCCTTCCATTCGGGGGAGAGGCTTGCGCTCCTAGCGCTAAGGTTTGATGCCCCGATTTGGCTAGAGTCGCAGTCTATACTGTGTCCATGTGGGGGACTAGCCTTGAGCACGCTAGAAGTGAAATTCTGATCTCCCTGATAATCAGAGCGTGACTGAGTCAGCTGCGGCTCGGCATGATCGGCTAGCTCTGGTTCAGCTGATGCGCCTTCCAACTCCTTGGTGTCGTCCAGAAGTTCTGCAGCCTCTGCTCCCTTGGGCAGAAGACCGATCACTTCATCAAGAGATGGGAGTTCCACGCCTCGGACCTTCAACTTTGGTGGTTCTTTGGAAGATACTTGAGTAGAGAACGGGTGCGCACTCTTATAGCTTGTCTCGGGCGCTGCAAATTTCCCTTTCTTCCCGAATAACCTGCACATCTTCTTTTCAGGTGGGCTTGGTTTTTCTGCAGAGATTCCTCCAATGCGCTTCACTTCATCAAAAAGATACGGTGCTTTCTCATCTAACTCCAACGGCTTCCACACACCAATAGGATCCTCAGATCCCAATGCCCCAGAAGCCGTTAACACCCGCGACATCATATCTCCTACGTTGCTATCATCCGCATAGCAGCAAAATCCAGTATAGCTGCACTTCTTCCCTAGATCCGACAAGATTGCTGCAGCCTTTTCTAGCTTCTTCTTGGTGTCGTCAGTGATGCTGTTTTCTTTGAAGAATTTCTTTGGAACACGGGCAATGCTGGTATTTGTTAACCGCTCGAAATCATCGATTCTAGGGTCTCCGATCTTGCTCAGGTCGGCTCGCAGCCTCTGTACGTGTTTGGCGCCAAATTCTAGTAAGGCCAACATGGCAATTCCGTCTACAGGGCTCTTCATCCATGCTAATGCAAGGAGGGCCCAGACTCTCCAAACGGCGTCGCAGTCGAGTTTAACGTTCCCGTACACCACAGACATGTGGGCAACCATTGACTTCGTAATTCGGCAGAGCAGCTCCTTATCTGTTGACAAGATCCGCTTAGCCCAATATTGAAGAGCAACTTGCCAAGCTTCGGCCGGATCATTCACGGACACAACAGAATGAATTTTCCTTACACGATTAGCCATAGCTGAGGTTAGTTTTTTTGTATGGCACTAATACTAAGCTAAAGAATCAAAAAGCAAGCTTATAATATTTCAAGATGATGTCTATGTCGCTGAATAAAATCCCCCTAAATTAGTATCTTCCTCGTACTGGCCTCGCCTTTCATGGAGTTTTCTCAGCAACTCTTCTTCGTTGCCTCCTTCCCAGCTCCCTTCATCATCTCTTCTACTACTAGTATGGACGCTGGAAACAGAGGGTGATCGCTCCCTCCTCTGATTGTGGGGTGGTACTTCATACAAAGGGGTCTGTCTCTGAGTGAACATTCTTGACAAGTCATTCACTCGCTTAGGGTCAACTCCCTTGAAGGGGATAACTTGTCCTCCAATCATTACAGTGGTGACGGTGCTTGGTTGAAGCCTGTCATTGTCCCACTCGCTAACAATTGCAACAGCATGATCGTACACTGTCTTTCTGATCAGCTCGTTCATTTTCACTCCCTCTGGTGGGGATGGAGCCCCTGTGCTGATGTTAGCTGCAGCTGACTGGATAGATAGCCCCAAATACGCTACAATGGAGTGCTTCCCCATGCTTAGTGGCGTTCTTATATTAGGGGCTAGTAAGTAAGACGCTGCTCTCCAGGGGTCATCTGCTAACAAAGGGCCTTCTTTAATCTCATCTGCGATGTAGTTGTCGTAACACCTCCAGTTGATTAGCATCCTTAGGTCAGCAATGGTTTTCCCGTAGATGTCCAGGCCGGCATGCAGCATATTAAGAGCAGAGTATCCGGCCATTTCTAGCCCAACTTGCCCAAAGCCCCAAAAGCCTGAGTCGTATTGGGGGATATCCTGCAGGACTCTTAATTGACAACCTGGAAAGTGTTCCCCGGCTTTGCACTCCGTTCTGTCAGCCTTTAGGTCATACTCTATATTCATTGCCCTTCTCATTGCTACTTCTGCAGCAAGGTACGCAGACCCGGGAACCAGCGTTCCGTGATATGCCAATCTGAGCTGCGTCACCACAGATACCAACACTTGTGGCTTGGTGATCTCAGGTAGCAACCGCCTAAGAGTGTCAAATGCCTTGCTGCTGGCTGCAATTTCATCTTTCTTGGATTCAGCTTTGATAGTGAATCTAGGCATGATCAGCCATGCTCCATATCCTATGTAGGCTGCCTCGTCGACACTAATTTTATCACCATGCCATTCTATGTCTCCTGTAGGTGGGTGGAGGTCATCGGGAGCTTTCACATAAACAGGGTCCCCGAGGTCTTTCATGGCAGGGGCCAGGACAGGGGCTCCCTTAATGGCAGTTATCGAGAATAGAGCAGAGTAGTATGGGAATCTCCCTTTGGGGATGTTCCCTGTGTTGCTTTGCAAGTCGACCAGCAGGTTTGCCCAATTCGCAAACTCCCACTTGCTTTCAAATTTCTTCAAGATGCCCTTCTTTTCCGGATCTTGGATGGTGTACTTCTCCAGCTCAGGGGCTTCGGTTTCCCCGGCTATGAGATTGAGCAGATTAGCATCAGTCTGGGGCAGGAACACTCTCACTCCACGGATCATGTCTTTGGTCCAGTCTTTCTGTGCCCCCCCTTTCCGCGTAATTCCTGTTGCAGCGGATTTTCCAAAATAGATGATGGGCTCACCTTGAATGTAAATGGTGCTCCCAATGGCAACATTATCAGGAACTTCCGCTATTGAAGTGTACGAGATTGGCTTTTCGTTATCGTGATCCATTGAAATTAACCGAATTTAAAACTTAGACTTGACGTAATTCAAAGTCTGTGTTACGTCTTTTTTAGTGTACTCCCTGGGAGTCGTATGCGTAGAATGTGATGTGCATGATCATGCACATATAAGGTATTGGTGGACTTGATATCC